GAACAAGATTCCGGCCTCAACCTCCCGCTTGAGGGCGGAAAGCTGGCGGATTTGACTGTCGAGGCTGAGGAAATTCTCAACCAGGGAATCCGGGCTCGAAAAGTCCACAATCTCCCCGGTGAGGGGGTTGTGAACCTCGGGCCGAGCATTCGGCTCCTCCGATACAATCGGAGGGGTTTCGGGTTTGACGGGGATCGGAGCAATCGGTTCCATGTGAACCTCCTATCAGGTTGTTTTCGGCTTCGACCGCCAGGGCCTCCAAAGCCTCGGCCAGTCTGTCAAGCTCTCCGGCGGTCATTGGTCCCCGACTCATTCGAGGGCCTCAAATACTTGGCGGATTTCCGCCGCTTCCTTGAAATTCACATCAGCCAACCGCTTGAGCTTTTTGATTTCCTCGGTAGAGAGGACGTCGTCCTCAAGGGCTCGGGTTAGTGTCCGGTGTATGGCTGAAAGGGAGTCGTGGTTGTCGAGGAGCTCCCGGTGTATGTCCTGGGTCGTTACCCGACCGGGGTCAACCTTTTTAACGGGAATGAGACCAGTATCGACCAAAACAGCCTCAAGGATCTCATCCTCCAAAGTGGCAAAGTAGAGTTGGCGGACCTGGTGAACGGAAGGGGGCCCCCCGCTACCTTCGCACCACTTATACAAAGTTGAAGGAGAGACCCCAATTTTCTCGGCAACCAGGGCGACCGAATGGCGGCTCTCCTGGATAAATATCTTGTAGAGGGTGATTTGTAAATGTCTCACGCCTCACCCCCTACCGGGCAGACACCAACGGGATAATTGTCGGCTGGTTCCAAAATTTGACGCCGGTTTAGATTGACGGCTCGAAAAGGCTTTTGATAGCTTGGTGTATGAGACTGAGAATTAGACAACAAATTTATTGCCCCGGCCGTAATGAGATTCCCATTCATGCCAAAGCCTCGGCTTTCTGTCTCAACCCCTCGGAGCCCTTCTCCTTAACCTCCCGAATCAGAACGACCTCGACGGACGCTCCGATCTTTCGCTGGTTCTCCTCGCAGTATTCCCGGAAAAGGCCATGTGTCGCCTCATCAATCAAAATCGATTTGAGAGGCTTGCCCGACGCTCTTTTTTGACTGTTTCGCTCGATCATGCTCTATAATAACCGATTATAATTGATTATAAAAGGAAAAAAGAGCAAAACAGAGCAATTTTTTCAGAGCATGCTTTATGCTATCCCGTAATGTCCTGTTTTATATTGCGTTGGGGGAGAAGGAGGAGCCTTTGGAAACCTCAAATTTAACGAAAGAGGTCTCCCGATTGATACGGGAGTCAGGCTTGTCCGATACTGACCTCCACTATAAAACCAGCCTATCCAGGTCAACCATTTACAGGCTACGGTCTGGAGAGGCTCAGAGGGTGCAACTTGGCTCGGTTAAAAAAATCGCCTCAGCCTGTGGCTACTATCCAAAATTTTACGAGGATGGTTCATTTGAGTTTATTCCCAAGGTTGGGGAGCCCGGCCCCCAGGGAGCTACATATCACCTAGAAGAAACTAGAGAATTGAAGGACGTTCCGGGTTTTATATGGTCCGAAATGAAGAAAAAGACAATAATCGATCCTAGCGGGTTGCTTGTAGCGGAACCCGGATTCTATGCGACCCGGGAAAACAGTATGTTGGACCGCTATATTTATTCAATTCTCGTTGATAAACTGGACGGCCCAATGGGTTGCGTTGAGGCGGGGGATTTGATTTTTTGCTCCCCTAATTCGTCACCCTCCCCGGGGGACCGAGTTCTCCTTTGCACAAAATCAAAAGATTACGCCGTTGGGATCCTGGGAATGGATGGCAAAAACGTCGTTTTGACAAGGGGGCGAAAGCCTGGCTCTCCAATTGTCGTAAAAGCCCCCTGGGATAGCGTCCTATTCTATCATAAAATTATCAGCATCCACTTTACTAGCGGAGAAATTCGATTCGTTTAGTTGCAATCATAGCGATTTGCCTCCCAATGAGCGTTTTATCCGCCATGGCTATAGACTCTCTTTATCTAAATAGTGGAGGGGTGGTAACCGGGGAGCTCGTTTCACAAGATAACCTCTTTGTGACGTTTTCCGTAAACGGCAACCCTTACCATTACCCGAAAGGCGACGTTGATAGAATTGCCTCGACGAATTCCTTTTTTATCCCGGAAAATACGCCTCCCAAATCCCAAAAAATCCCGGACCAGGATCTCAAGAAAATCGAAAAGCATTTGGACAGGATTGCAACAACCCTGGAGCGAATGTTCATCCTTTCCGCCTCGTTGACAGCCCTCGGGTTACTTGTCTCCATTCTGCTATAATGATTCCAGCCGCTATTTATGTCCGGGTATCAACCCAGGACCAGGCGGATAAATACTCCCTGGACGCTCAGGTCCGAGCTCTTAGGGAGTTGGCCAGGGTCAAGGGTTACTCAGTAGGGGAAATCTATAACGAGGGGGGAATCTCCGGGGAGTCGCTGGCCTCCCGGCCCGAGATCCTCCGGCTCCTCCAGGATGCCGAAAACAAGGCGTTCCGCTCCGTCCTGGTCGTAGCCTTGGACCGCCTCAGCCGAAACCTCTCTGATAATCTGTTTATTCGGGACAAACTCAAAGCCGCCGGCGTCCGAATAGTCACCCCCTCCCAAGAATATGACCCCGAGAAAATTGAGCATGATCTCACTCAAAACATATTCGGTTCCATTGCCGACTATGAGAGAAAGCGAATCCTCGAAAGGTGTCAGGCTGGCCGGGTTGAAAAAAGAGCGGTCGGCGGTTGGCTTGGCGGCCATGCCCCTACCGGCTACCGGCTGGATAAGGAGACCGGAAACTTGGTTGTTGATCCTAGAGGAGTGGAAAGGGTCCGGCGGGTTTATGACCTGGCTCTCACCCATTCAGCCGCTCAGATTGCTCGACGACTCTCAGACCTGGAGCTCTCGGCCCGCCAGGTTCGGCGGCTCCTGGAGCGTAACAAGGTCCTATTTTACTCCGGCCGGGTTGAGACCTACGAGGGCGATATCATCCCCGCCCAATGGCCGGCAATTATTCCCGTCGATCTGGCCGACCGGGTCCTGCAGGCAAAACGGGGACGCTCAACCCGTAGTCACTCAACCGCTCCAGCCCATTTATTAACCGGCCTCGGGGTTTTCCATTGCGCCAAATGCGGGAGCTCCGTTAAATCGTTTTACGGCAAACCAATCAAATCCAGGGGCGGCCGGCGGCATACATACTATGCTTGCTCCTCAGCCCAAAAGGGCGTCCAATGTCCTATCCGAAAATATATCAGGTCCCCGATATTGGACCGGGTCGTCTCGAAAGCCGTTCTCCGCTCAATCAGGCGTAAGGGTATTCCCTCCAGGTCCAGCAAAAAAGCCGACCGGATACTCTCTCGAATTGCAAGCCTTAGCGAAAAAATTGATATGGTTCTCGGAATGATGATTGACGGGACGCTCTCGGAAACGGAGGGGCGGGGGAGAATTGTCGAATTGAAACGCCGGCGGGGAGATCTGGAGCGGGATCTTGGAAACATACCGGAGGAAATCCCCAGGGAAACGATAGACCGAATTCTCTCTCTGAATCTGGACTTTGAAAGGTCCGAGCACATGAGGCCAATTATTGAGATGGTTGTCGATGAAATCAAGTTGCACAAGGCAAGTTTGGAAATTACACTACGTCCGCCATTTGACAGGGTCCTCCGGGTGCCATTTTCTACCGATTTAAGCGGAAAGAAAACAAAGGTTTCCATCAAATAGGTCTGGTCAGGTAGCTCAGTCGGTAGAACGAGAGGGCTCAAGGATGACCCCCATTTCAGCCCCTTTTTTGGGGCTTTTTTACGCTCAAAATGTCAGTTGGAAAGGTTGCCGTCTACCGTTTTTGAATCGGCGGCGGCCAAGATTGCCCGGCACTTGGCTACACTCATCGAATAGGCGTCCGGATAGTCCAAATATTCCTCAATCCCCAGGCCGTCGATTTGGTCGGTATATTCATAAAAGCACTCCAGGAAATACCCCTCTGCAATTAGAGCCTCGTATGGATAGCGGTCGGCGGGGTTTCGAGAGTCGTCGTCGGTTTCGGTCAGTTTGCGGACAACGGCGTCCGGAAATAGCTCCTCGATATGACCAGGAAACTCAGACCTGACCCGGAGCATAAATTCGTCTTTGCCGTCCCGCTTGATCGAAACAAAGCCCTTTTGAGTAAACAGCCAGATAGAGGACTCCTCTCGGGTGATAATGTAGTCGGTTTTCCCTGCAAAGAAAAGCCCCCGGCCGAAAGGAGAAAACCGGGGGCATCTATACCCCGGGGCCTACTGGCATAGTCCCGGGGCGTGGCGTGAGGAGGTCCAGGGATTAGGTTGTGACTTGAACGGGAGTTGTGTAGAGGATACAATCCTTTTTCAGACCAAACGCTTCAGCCCCCGAGGTTTTCTTTATGTAAACGTTTATCGTAACCTCCTCGAAATCGGGGACGTCTCCGAGGGCGATAAATAGATCCTGGGTAACGCCTGTTACCTGGATTCCAGAGGTTCCCTCATGGTTGGTTGTGCCAAGAGTTGTAGAGGTAGCCTCAAGCTTTACTCGACCATAGCCATCAGACCCCCCAACGAGAGACGTCAAACAATGGAGGTTTATAAAATTATCCCCCGATTGCTTAACAAATTTGACGGCCAGCTTTTTTTCATAGCTTGAATTTGTTGTTTGCCATGTAGGATTTAGGGAGGGGGTGTCGCCGTCGCTCGTTCCGGCCTCCATTGGAACGGTGTAAATGGTATTGGGTCGGATGTGGGAGGATATTGCGGCCGTTTTTACCTTTAGCTTTCCGTCGTTGGCATCGACTTCAAGGGTAACATCATCGACGGCCGGACTCAGGCTCCCGTCTACGTTCTGCTCCAGACCGTCCCCGGCTACATCGGCGGCCAGTTTCGTTTTATCGATACCGTCGTCCTTCACCTGGAGGGTGTCGGTAGAAATTTCGATAGTCGAATCATCGACATTTACGTCGAGCTCCCCGCCGGCGGCCTGACTGAGGCCGTCCCCGGCTACATCGGCGGCCAGTTTCGTTTTGTCGATACCGTCGTCTTTGACTTGGAGGGTATCGGTTGAAATCTCAATCGTTGAATCATCGACATTTACGTCGAGCTCCCCGCCGGCGGCCTGACTGAGGCCGTCCCCGGCTACATCGGCGGCCAATTTGTCCTTGTCTACGGCGTCGTCCGCCAGTTGGTCGGTATCGATACCGTCGTCTTTGACATACAGAGACCCGCCGGAAACCCCGATAGTAACGTCGTCTATATCTGTCTCGGTCAGGGCGTCGTCGCCATAGAGAAAAATGTCGGTTAGTTCGGCTTGAGCGGCATGTCCCGCTCCGCCTGATCCAATGTAAACGGTATAGGAGGCGGTTTCCGTGTACTCGAAATAATAGGACCCGTCAGAATTCGAGTAAACGTAGATAGAGGTATCATGGACCCCGTCCTTGTAAACGTGGAAATCTCCAAAAGTCGGTGTTGAAGGGTTGCCCGGGGTCTTGGTCTTTTCGAGATCCATTTGGGCGGGGGAGCCCCCGTCGTCCGACGTCAAAATAAAGGTGTAGCGTTTGGACATGGTGGGCTCCTCCTAGATAATTGCCAGCCCTGGACTTTGTACGTTTTGCCAGGCGGTAAACATTAGATCAAGATTCGGGTATCGATTGAGTAACTCGGTTCCCTCGAAAGCAATTTCTAAAGCGTCGTCGTCGTTGAGGCCGTCCCTGAGCCCCTTTTTGAATTCCGTAATACGGACCCGAAACCCTTTTGGGTATCCAGAGAATCGGAGCTTGAGATCCTTCGGCTCGGTATGGATGGCAACCAGGTTGTTGAGGGGTGTCGATTCGATATAATCCCATTTGTACCGAGCAACCAAGCGAAACCCCCGGACGTCCTCGATCAATTCCCCGGAAAGATTCTCGTAGACGTCTGCGATTTTCTCAAAATCCTCGGCTCGGCCGTCTTTGACAGTCAAGGGGAGGGTGATTTCCGTCCCGTCCGCTATCAGCGTCGGCATGGATGAACCGAATAAACTCATTATCCCGTCCTCAATTTGGTATGTAGCTCAACAACATTTTCCCGGAATACGATTTCCCGGATAATCCCGAGATTCCCCTCGGTCGGGTGAGTTGCTTTCGCCCCGATCTTGATAGCATCGAGGTCTGAGATCTTTCTCCGGTGAGCAATGGCCGAAATGGCGTCCGTCCCGGCGTTCTGGATATTCTCGAAATAGGACCGTATTTCCTCGGCAACCTCATCCAGCAACCCATCCTCATAAGCCGCCGGCATAGAAAAGGTTGAATCGTTTTCGTCCTCATTGGACCGTCGAAAATCTAAAAACTCCTCAATCTGGACATTGTCCCCCGCCCCCCTGTTGATAGCCTGGAGCTTTCCGACATATCCGGAGCCGTTGGAGTAGTCAAATCCGACAAGAGAGTCTGATATTACCCCCAAATCCTTGAGCACTTGGCCAACGGTAGCGTTGTCGTCGTAATCAAAGATAAATCGGTCTAGCTGGAGCTTTTCAACGGGGACAACGACCCTTTCGCCGTCTGTTTCCATAACAGCAAAATAGTGATCCCCGGCCATTGGACAGGAGAGCCCTTCACAAGTTGAGATTCCGAGAGAATCATCATCCAACAACTCCCTCATAAATTGCCAGAATCCCGCCGGCGGGACGTCGAGCTCCCAATGATAGACGGCTACCGTCGGCGTTGCAGGTTGGGATACGTCAACGGCGTAAAAGGTGCCGCTCCTGGCCATGGGATCCCCGTCGATTCGATACCCCCCGAGTGCATTGATACCAGTAGATCCCGGGTAACCGATAAGCTCCCGAGTCGTTGAAATTCCAGAGTATTCTATTCGGCGACGATAATAGGCGTAAAACCCGCCAATCCCCGGTTGTCGGGTTATCAGGTATTCGTCGGCCCCGATTGAATCGTAAACAATACTTACAACCGTTTCTCCACTCTCAAGGTCCTGGGAGTTGAAACCGCCAGCTATCGCCCCAAACGTATAATTGAGGACAAAATCATGGACGTTTACGGTTGGAGCCTCCTCAAGAGCCCCCTCATACCCGGCGGCAAGTATGTTGTGATTTATATTGTAAGTCAGGTACTCCAGGACATTGTAAACGGACATTGAAGCGATTGCCGCCTGATAGGCTCCGGTCCATTTCCATTGCCAGGCGGTCCCCTCCTCAACGTGCATTGAGCGAAAGCGATTAAATTGAGTGTCACCTATCGGAATCCCGGCGATCAAATCCTTAATTACCAACCCGGCGGAATCAATTTCCGTTGTCAGGGTTTGGGTTTTCTTATCCCATTCAGCCCGACGAATAAACCCCGAGAATTTCCGAGAATTCCACCAATGAATATCTATCCGGCGCTTCACCAGGCTCTCGGTATCCCCCGTTTCGAGCCCTGTAGTTAGCCAGATCCCTTTCCCGAATTCGAGGGAAATCTGACTTGCTCGGTAATCCCACAAAAGACGACCCTCTCCGGTGATACGGAGCTCCTGGAGACTGTCCCGCTTGGTGACCCTGGAGAGATCCAGGAGGCCGTTATTGGCTTTTAGGAGTTTTTCGGTATCATTCCCCGAGAAAACGGAGGGGATAAAGAAGTCGAGCACGGTTTTTTCGTCGGCGGTTGACAGGGCGGAGGTAATGTCCGACCAATGGGGATAACTGGAGTAATCCCAGGTAACCCCCAGGGAGTTGATCAGATTCCGCTCCTCCATGGTAACAATCCCGAGCCTTGACAGGTTGTAAGCATTGAACAAAACAACCCCGTTTACCCCCGAGTCTCTAACGATTCGGAGGTCCTGAGAATCATTCCCGGCCGTAAATGTCTGATAGACGGTGTCGTGATATGATAGGGCCTTTGCCGTATAGGAGGAGCTCGGACCCAAAGCTCCGGTTGAGTCAAACCGGATACCATTCAGCCCCGACGTCGCCAGGTAACAACGGACGACGTAAACGTCTCCAGGGGTTGTGTTTTGAGGAGTTGAATAATTTGCATACGACCCTTGAACAAAAATAAGGCCGTCCCGGGTTGGTTTTGCGCTTGCATTATCGACTGAGAATTGGACTCCAGAGGAAAGCCCGACGATATGGAGGTCTAAATCGGTTCCGGTCGTAATTTGGAGGGTATAGGTCCCGTTTGAATAGTTAGCCGCCCCGTAAAGAGTAGCGGAGAGACCGTCCTCAATCCTTATTCTTGCATATGTTCCAGGAATGACCCCCGAAATTGTGAAAGTCAGCGTGTGAACCGTTGAAGGCCATAGAATCTTTGTTTGTACCAAGTCGGAGTCTGCTGTGGCGTCGTATGAAGCAACCCCGCTATCAATTTTCCATGCCCCACCATACGACCAAACTGTATCTGTATCAAAGCCGCCATTGCTGAGGAGCTCCGGTTTCTCTATCTGGAGATAGTCCCGGATTAGGCGGGAATAAATTTCCCGCTCATCCCACATTTTGACGGCAAAAACGGACATTAGAATTTACCTCTCCCGACCTTTTCAAGGACCAATTCGAGATCGGTTCCCTTGATTTTGGTCCCGAGGATCTGAGGCGGAGCGTTCCGCATATCAGACCTGAGTCCCTGGATCTCAGCCAGAAGGTTTTGGAGCGGGTCGTTATCGGCCCCGAGGGGAATAACGGCCTCATCCCGGCCAGCCTCACCAATCCGGGCCAGGGTCCCCCCCTGGCTTGCTCGGACAATACCGCCCTCGGCAAAATTGAGAATGGAGGCTTTTGCCGTCTCGAAAGCGACGACAATCCCGGCCAATTTCCCGAGAGCCAGAAAATCACCGGACAGGGTTTTTATCCCGGCCTCTACCTTGGAGGCCAAAACCAGTTTTTCCAGATATGACAGGTAGACGATTAAGGCTTGCTTGAGAGCCCCCCTCAACCCCTCGTAATGAAACCCCGTTGTCATGGCCTGGCCAATATCAACGGCCAAGCCCTGGAGCTCCTGGAGTTGATCCCGCCGCTCGGATAGCTCTCGCTCGGCAATATCCCGCCGACGCTCCGCCTGCTCCTCATCAACCTGGATCAAAAAGGCTTTTTCTTCCTCTTTGATCTTCTCCAGGTTTTTAAGCCGCTCCTCCTCTTGCTCCCGGAGCCATTCGGTATATTCCCATTCGAGTTTTTTCTGATTGTCCGTTTTTTTCCTGGTTTCGTCACCAGCCGCCCCGGACTTGGTTTCTGGCGGTTCTATGTCTGGAGGCTTGATAAACTGGAGCTCATCATAAAGCTGTTGATATTGGTTTCGGGTTTCCTGGAGGTCAGTATTCAGCCCCCGAATTCCATTTCGGGCCTCAGTCGCCAAGCCCTTTTGGCGATTTGCATAGGATTCGAGCCGCTCATTTACGACTTGAAAAGTATTGTTTGCGAGCCCCTCGGTTGATTCCCCTACGCCGTCTAAATACTCAATGGCCGCTTTCCTCTGGCTCTCCTGGAGTTGAACCGACGCCCAACCCGTCGCAATTTTTTTAGAAAGAGCCCCTCTAGCGTTTTCGTCGGCCTGAGACGCTATCCGGGATTGCTCGTTGATCTCTTTTTGGATCTGGACCTGGGTCCTCATGGAGCCGGATAGCTCCTCCTCCAGGGCGGCAATCTTGATTTTCTTTTCCAGTTGAGCGTTTACTTGCTCAATGGCTCCCTTTATTTCGTCATAGGAGGCTTTTTCGAGATCAAGGTCACCGAGATATTTCCCGAATTTCCCCTGCAGCTCATCGATTAACTCCGCTCGGACACCGGCCGGCGTATTGGCATCGGCAACGGCCTGGGCCAGGGAATTGAATTCGATCATTTCGGCCCTGATTTTGTCCTCAAGTGGAACCTTGATTAGATCCTGGACGGTATAGAGGAGGTCAATCAGGCCGCTTTTTGCCCGGCCGGCCGTCGGCGTGAAACGGTCCCCGAGTATGGTAACGGTATCGGTCACAACGGCCCCGAGACGCTTGGAGGTGTTGGCGTAGCTCTCAGCCGTCCGAATGGCGTCTCCCTGGGCGTCGGTTGTTCCCTTGGTAATCAGGTTGAGCCGGGCTTGAACCTTCTCGGCGGCGGTGAGCTCTCGCTTGGTCTCGATAATTTTTGAATTGAGAGCCTCTCGCTTGAGCGTTTCCTCGGTTATGACGATTCCGTATTTCCGGACGGTTTCATGGTTCCCAACTAAGGCACTCTGAAAATCCGCAATCACCTCAGCGTCGAGCTTGTTATTGAATGAGGCAACGTCAACGGCCAGGGCGGTGAGGGTCTTGGATAGCTCGGCGGCCTCGGCCCGGGAAAACCCCAGGGGGACAAAAGTATCCTGGAGCGTGGAAAGCATGGAAAGGAGCTCGGTTTCGGCCCGGCCGACCCCGGAGGCGGCGTCTCCATATTCCTGAGCCCATTTCCGGACCTCTACGGCATTGTCGCCGAATACAACGTTGAATTTTGAGAGTGTCTCCTCGAAATCGGAGGAGGCACTAATCGGTTTATCGAAAATCGATGAAACCAAATTGAAAGCGGTCTGAAAGCCATTGATCAGGAAAAAGACGTTTTGGCCAACGTTGGCGACTTGCTGAAAAGTGGTTGAGACCCGCCGAGCCCAATTTTGGGCCTCCATATCGGCGGAGTGTAACCGTCGCTTATATTGATCGTCCTCAAGGAGGAGCTCAACGCCGACCTGCTGTAAACTCATTTTTCCTTACTTCTCTCCATCATTGCAACCCAACGGAGGGCCTCGCTTTCCGTTGTAGTCCGGGCAATCTCTTTTGCTTTCCAGAGATCCCCCCCGGACAGGCTTAGGAGGAGGCGTTGGATTCCGTCGATTGCTTTTGATTCATAGACGGCGGGGGCGTTTTCCTCTGCGATTTGATCCAGCTTGCCAAGAAGCTCATCAGCCGGTCCCGTAGATCGACGCCGAGGGAAAAGCTTTTCAGCGAGTCGGCCGCTTTCCTGTTTAGAAAAAAAAACCCCTCGATTACCTCCAGGATCTCCGAGTTTTTCCCCTGCATCCAATCAACCCGATCACCTGGCGGGTTCCCGTTTGGATCCCGGAGGAGAATATCCATAAACTCATCTAGGAGCCTGTTGTTGATCAAATACCGGAGAGCCCCCGTTACCCCTTCGGAAATCACCCCCTCCAGGGTAACGCCCTCAAAGAGCTCTAAAAGCTTTAGGTCCTGGGCAAGGGTTAGCTCCTCTTGATAGAAGGCAATCCCGTTGATAAAATGTTTCTTCCGTTTCATCCTCACGCTCCTTTCTCACGCTTTGAATGGGTCAACGATTGCAACCAGGTCTTTCCGGTAGGTATAGGGCCGCATCCTCACAAAAGCGTTATCCTGGTCGGCGTCGGCCTTGGTTTTGGTTTTCGAGCCCCCGCCGGCGGCCTCCAGGATAATCCCGTCCTCAATGAAGATTCCGACATGAGAGATTCCGTCTCTGTCGGGGTTCCCGTAAAACACAAGGTTTCCCGGTCGGGTCTCGGTCGTTGAACCGGCCCAAAATCGCTTATACAACCCTTTTGAATTGAGATCCTGGCGGTTTCGCATAAGGCCAACCCCTCGGAGGACCATTCCGACGAAACCGGAGCAATCGGCCCCCTGGGCATTGTCCCCGCTCCATTCGTAGGGCGTCCCTATAAAGCTCCAGGCATACCGGACGGCTAGAGCTCGGAGTGATTCAGCGTTGATCATCGACGCCTCAACAAGAGATAAAGGCGGGTAACAAGGGTATAGAGCGGCCCGATAATCGCATCATCCCAGGGGACAGGGGTCAGGAGGGCGATATAGTTGAGGACGGCCAGAACAGCGAGAGCGATTACCAGCCAGGAAACGATTTTTTGGAACCAGGGCAAAAGGGAAACCAGGTCGAGAATATCCTGGAGAACGACATTCTCCTCCTCCTGGGTCAGATCTCCGACTCCGGGGACCTCATCCAAGATATAAGGGACCTCAACGTCCCGACTCTCCGGGTCGGCTGGAGCTCCATTGGCTTCGACGGCAACCCCGATAATAACAAAAGCCAAAAGCAAGGCCATGATCAGGGTATAAATGGCTTGCTGTCGTTGGTGAGTCATATCAACCTCCTCTAGTTGGTCTCTGGAGCATCGGCTCTTGGGCCGTTTATGAAATCCGATTTACTCAGAAGTTGCTCCAGCTTGGAATCCCGCCGGTTCCGATATCCGTTTTTGAATGCATGCTCCAGGGCGTAGTCCATTGCTTCAATTCGGGCATTGGTGTACTCTTGGCGGTTGTGGCTTTTGCGTTGTTGTCGGGCGATCCAACCGACCCCGCCCCCTACGGCAAGGGTCAGAATGGGAGTAGCAATTTCAACGGCGACAAGAAAAGACTCGGGCATTTTCGGCAACCCTTATGTTGACTTTCCGAGCAATGAGTCAGCCCATTTATTGACTTTCTGAATGAGAGGGATTTGGTAGAGCGTCCGACCGTAAAGCCTATGTAATGGGCTCCGGTAATGGGGGTCGGTCAGTTGGACGGTATGTTGATAAAAATCGTCGTCCCGTATGGCCTGACCAATCAAGTGCACGGCTAAACCGATCACCGGACGACCGGCAAGGACCAGCCCCCAGGCTATGAGCTTGAGGGCGGTCCCGATATACCAATGATGGAAGCCGGGCGGGAAATGGAGCGGGTAAAGGCGTCTCAACATGGTTTTTGTGAATCACCAAGTAGAGATTTCGGCCCTTTTCCAGGTGTCCGTAGAGACGCAAATATAGATATAGTCTGCATCCCAGGCGACCGTCCCGGCGACCCCGGAGGCGTTGGCCGCTCCGGGAACGGCTGGAGAGGATACGGTCAGCGATCCAGTTGAGACAGAGTCGGCGGTTACGGTCCCGGCGGTTTCAAGTCCTCCGGCAAAATAACTGCCCTCGGTTGCCGCCGAATAAATCGGATAGGCATAGTTATTGTCTCCGCCGGATGATACAATGTTGTCCGCCAAATAAATTCCATAGGCATAATGATCATTACCGGAATCGCTGTTTATGGCTCTCACTTTGTTTACATAAATCCCATAGGCATTCCGTGAAATGGCCGAATTTTCCGATCCAATAAGATTTAGAAACATTCCATACGAATTTGATATGGTCCCGGTTTTGGGCGATCCCGCTTGTGATCCAACACCTGTTAAGTAGTGACCGTAAAGGTGAGTCGTTGAGCCGGACATATGATTTACGTCCATATTGATTCCGTATTGTTGACCGCCTCCCGTACCGTCATCGGATTTATAAATGTGTATTGCCCTTGAATCACTTGCTTGAGCGTTTAGCTTGAGCAAATATCCTGCTGAGGGTGCTGTATTAAAACCATAGCATGCACCATCGAATTTCAATTGGTCGGCGGCGTTGTTTGTGATCGTTACGTCCCCGCTATTCCAATCAATTACCCCGCTACTTGGCAAGGAAAGGGTGTCGCTCAGAGTTGTTTTTCCGGCAATCGTCGCCCCGCCTGTGAGGGCCAGGGTGTCGGCAAAAACGGAATCTGCATCGACATAGCTAAGAGCGGCGGAATCGGCGACCAGGTACTCAGCCGTCAGAAAACTATCAACCAGGACGGAATCGGTCACCAGGTAGACAGAAGTAAGCTCATCGATTGAGGCGGAGTCGGCGTCGATATCGGCAACGGTTAAAAGGGTGTCAATCGAAACCGAATCAGCCAGGACATACTCGACCGAAATGAGGGAGTCAACGGTCAGGGAATCAACGTCGAGCTCTACGGCTGTCAGGACGCCGGAAATCGTAACGGAATCGGGGAAAGCAACGACCGAATCACTCCCGACGTCAATCACTCCGTTAATGTTGATATTGTCGAAAGTCGAATCACCCTTGATCATGTGATACAGGTCGGCGATTTCGTCGGCCGAAATGATATTGCCGTGTCGATTTTCCGGCTGGTCCAGGTCGGAAGCGATCAGGAAGGAAGTCAGGGCCATAAAAATCAGGAGAAAAATGGAAAGGCGTTTCATTGGAAGCCTCCTCTATGCGATTGATAACAGGTTGGCGATTGTCCCGCCGGCGGCAACGGATTTCATTACCCGGAGGACGCTCTTGCCGTCCCGGACATGAACAGAGACCGAATCCGGGGCGGAAATGGTCAGGGTCGGGGTTGTTGATACGTCGAGGAATTCGATATCAACCTGGGCGGCGGCCTTGGTCTTGATCGTGGCATGGTCAGCCGTGGCGATTTCGTCAATGGTGACCTCGATAGTGAGATCCATTCCCGCCTGGTCCTCGATCTTTTTCCCGTCTACTAAACGGGTTTCTTCCATTCGCTCCTCGACGTTGATCTTTACCGCCTCACCATTGAGGGGGGTATAGGTCAGGGGGGAGGTACTACCGAGGGAGAGGGTCACCGGGCCGGTCAGGACTTTGGTATAAGTGAGAGCCATAGTAACCTCCTAAACCGTTGTGATTGCAAACATATCGTTCATGTCTGCGTCGGCGGCTCCGTATTTGATAACCTTGACCGTCGAGCGGTTATCCCCGACCCGGGTCAAGATTTCATCGGAGCTAATGGTGAGAGTGTTATAGGTTGTTTTGTCAAGGAACGTAACGACGACGTTTTCGCCCTTTTTTGCCTCGATATTGTCGAGATCGGTATCCAGGATTTCGTCGAAATTGATTTCCAGGACAAGTTTGCGGCCGGTCATGTGGGTACGACCTGAGCCGTCTGCGAGTTTTACCTCGGACTCGATACTTTCAACCGAAAGGCGGACGCCCTCCTTGAGGAGCGGCGTAATAGAGATTGCACTCGTACCGATAGCCGCCGTCATTCGGCCATGAAAGGTTTTTGTATAAGTCAGGGCCATTATAGCCTCCCGGTCCTTACGGTTAAAACCAGAATGAGAAAATCCTCCTGGAGCTCAAGAGAGCCCCCGAGAATGGGTTGTTTTGCTGAAATCTGTTGAATGGCAGTCTCCAAGCGGTCAACGCTATCCTCTATCATGGAAGGCGTCCGGCCCTCATCGATTACGATAACGACCAAATCCCAATCAAGATTTCCGCTCAAATGGGTTGCCTGGGATTCAGATAGGGAAAGGTTTGCAGGCCGAAAGGCGTAACCCTTTGCGGTCAGGTCAGAAAGCGGGGCATCCTCTTCGATTTGAGGAAAGTCACTTTCGGAATACCCCAAGGCGTCGAGTATGGTCTGGATATTGGCCCGGGTTGTCGAGTATTTACTCACCGGGTAACCCGGGTTTGACTTACCCGGACCTCCGACTCATCCTCAAGGGTAATGATAGCCCTTTTGAGCTTGGCCTTGTAGTTGGCGGCACAACGAGCCCGACGAATATCCCATTGGTCCCCCTCCCTCCGCATGAGACCGAAAAAAACCAATTCCAGGGCTTTCCAGGTAGCGGCGGATTTAAGAGAGGTATCCGTGGCGTCTATGTCGTCAGGGTCTACGCCCATTTGGACAAGATCATCCTCCAGTTGCTCGATTCCCTCGTCAATGAGCTTAGACCAATCCGTCTCTCCGTCCCATTTGAGGGAGTCGAGGCCGCCGAGGAGTCCGGCGGCCTCTTTCAGGTCTTGGTCTACTATGGAGAGCGTAAGAGCCATTTACTCGGCCTCGGGCTCCTCGGGCGGGTCGGCCTTGGGATCCTCGGGATCCTCGGGTTTCACTTCCAGGATGGCGGAAACCAAGTCGGCCCCCTTCATTTTGTCGAAACCCTCAATCCCCAGGTGCTCGGCCAACGGCTTGAGCTCCGCTCCGACCTTGAGGGCTTTGAGGCCCTTTTCGGTAAAGTCGTCGAAATCAGCCGGGACGAATTCCTCGGGAGAGTCGGCCGGGGCCTTGGCTTTCTGCGCTTCCTTCCGGGCCTTGGCCCGGCGTTCAGCCATTCGCTTATACAGCAAAACGGACCTCCTCTCAATCAGTTGGTAATCAGCTTGACACAACCAACGGCCTTTTCATCATCGGCCGCAAGGCTCCAGTTGGAGGTCGTGCGGAGGGCCGCCTCTGCAGGCTTTCCGCCCCCGCCGGAGGTATCCCAGGACATACCAACAAGGTGAGCGATATAGTGCATTGAGGCGGCAATGATATCGGACTGAGCCAGGACGTCCCGGTCAAATTCAACCAGGAGATTACGCTGGTAATCCAGGAGGAGGGCTCCGTTGGCGACCAAAAATGTCGAGTATTCGTAGTAATTCGGGGTCGTGGTATCAACCGGACAACGATCAGAGACGATCACTCGGCGGCCCTGGAAATACGGGATACGACCCGGCCCCTCGGAGGGCTTCTCGAAATCGATCAGGTCGTTTTTGACACATCGGGCGTAAACGGTCGAGTGCATGATAATCAGGGCAAGGTTGTCCATTTCGTCCCCGACCTTGGCCATGGCATCGATACAATGCTCGGCGGAGAAATACACCTGAGAGCCGCTTGCTACGGCAATGTCATGGGTATTTGCGGCGGGAGTGGCACCGACGGCGACCGAAATCAGGGAATAGTCTGCAGTTCGGCCGGCCAGGTTTGCAATCTTGTTTGCAACGTGTTTGTTGGGATCTCCGAGCGTTGTCAGGCTGGCGGTGTCCAGGATCTCGTAAGCAATACCCCGGCGGACGACAACCCCATATTCGGGATCTTCATCGACCTTTTTGGGCGTCAGGTCCGAGGTCTCGGAAATTTCGTCGAATTTGTCCTCGTTGGCCATCCAGCGGGGAATGGTCAAAAATTGGCCGCCTTCCTCAATGTCGGTTCCCCCGACCTGGACGGCTCCGGACTGAATGAAAGCAACCTTGTCGGGGAAATAGGTCATGGCGTGATCGGCCAAGATTTCCGGGTCAAGGATATGCTCGATTTTGGTAAAGGCCATTTCAGCCTCCTACTTGTTGAGTGTGTTCAAATTCAAATCCGGGTAGGCTTCTTTAAGCCTTCCTCCTTGAGCTTGGCATAGAGGCTCGGGTTTTCGTCCTTTACCTTCTTGGCCAGACTCAGGTCCGCCATGAGGTCCGCCCATTTGAGGTTTGCATAACCCCCTGAGCGTCCGTCTCCGCCTCCGGCTCCGGCGGGGTTGCCCTCGGAATCGATGAAACCGAGAGAAACGAATTCATCATACTTGCGGATATTGGCCCGAATTGTTGCCGGGTCCTCCCCCTCACCAAATGACTCTTTGAGCTTAGGGGATAAATTCTTGGCGATATTCTTCCAACGGTCGGCGTCCCGGGCTCGGTATTCAGAGAGCTCGGCCTCCTGGTCGGCAATCTTCGCTTTTTGGGTCTCAACCAACTCGGAGAGCTTGCCGTCGGCTTTCATTTTCTCCTCGTTGATCTTGTCGAGTTTTGCCTGGAGTTCGGCGTTTTTCGCCTCGGCCTCATCGGCTCGTTTTTGACGCCGCTTTGAAAGAGCATATTCCTTGTCGAAAGCCTCCTGGCTGAGATCTCCCTTATAGCTTGGGTCGTCGTCAGCGTCGGCTTTTTCCTGGAGCGATTTGAGCTCCTTTTTTTCCTCGTCGGTCATTTCTTCCGACTTCATTCCCTTGAGTTTTTCGAGGCGGGTAATCTCGTCCTTGGTGAGTTTCATTCACCGGCTCCTTGTGGGGTTGGATATGATCCAGTTCACGCCTCGAATTTGCGGAACGGTAGGGGGGTGATTTTACCTGATAGAATTTTCGGTAATACGAGAGCCCCCAATTGTCGGGAGCCTGGAGGGTCAAGAGGAAAAGACGTCCCTAAAGACGTCCCTAGGTCCAGATATGCGGGTTTTTTCGTCCCTAAAGACGTCCCTAGCCTGTCAAGTCAACCGGGTTTTCTGGACCAATCACCGGGTTTTCTGGACCAAATGAGGCCAATTGTGAAACGATTTGGGGGCCAACCGGGTAAACTGGGTGTTTAACTGGGTGTCTTACCGGGAATATTGGGTGTTTTACCGGGAATATTGGGTGTTTTGGATAAAACCGGCTATCTATGCCAGTTCTGGACCTGGGAGATTACCCGCCGGCGGTATCCTCTTTGCTGGTCCGTTGTGAGATAGAACCAGGACCGCCGTTTGTTGGTATAGAAAGCTTTTCTCAGTTGACCGGCCGGGACGGTAATCACAACCCGCCGGGCGTTTCCATGTACCCGTAAGGAGTTGAGCATTTCGCCGGTCATGGTATGGTCTACAATGTCGGTTCGGCGGCCCTGGATCTGGCGGTATTGCTTGTAACCCCCCTCTAGCCATAGATAACGAGCTCTTGAGCGGCTTTTGGAAATACGCCCCCCCGATTTAAGCCCCTTGAGCTTTTCACGCCGATAGTATGCCCGGAGTCGGCCGGCGGAAGGGGCGTCCTTAATTGAGAACAGGGAGGGTTTGTCTGAATATCCCTTGTGGACTCTCTCCCGGCGGTTGGCGTCGTTGGGGCCATAAGCCCCTCGACCCCTGAGCGTCCTGATACGAATCTCGGAGCTCATCCTTTGCCCTTCCCGGGGGAGGAAAAGAGGGTTGGGCTTGTAATGAGCCCGGAGCTTTGGGAGCTTGGTAACTCGACATTTAACGGAGATATTGCTCAAAAGGTGAGCTCTCCTCTTTCGTAAGCCTCTCTATCCTCATCCTCCAAGAGGTCCCGCTCATCATACGGTTTTTTGGATGGCTCCGTTTTTTTCGGCTTCGGCGGAGTGAGATCCTTACCCGCTTTCCGGATATCCTCGGCTAGGTCGTCAGGAAGGACCTGCCAGAAATGGCGGCAATTCCAACCGCCCCCGTATTCCCGGACGGGGAGCCCCTGGCCATTGTCGAGCTTTTTGATCTCATCCAGGGTATAAACCCGGTTGATATGCTTCTCGCAAAACGGCCGGGTTATATCATCCCGAGGGCCTAGATAGGTGTAATTCTGGAGGCCAGTAGCCTCGGAAAGAATGGCGTTGGCGTGTCGGTCGTACCCCATGAGAGAGGTCCGGGCGTAGGTTTTGGCGTAGCGTTTGAGCGTCCCGCCCTTTTTGTCTTTCCCATGGATCAGAAAACCAAGCCGCTTATTGAGGCCGTCGAGAGGGAGACCCCCGAGGGTGTTCTGATAGATAGCGTCCTTTAGCTCCCGGACGGCCTTGTCCCCGATTTGCTCGAATTCCGAGAGGTATTCAGTTTGAAGGGTCCGGAGCTCCGCTTTATCCGAGGAGGCTAATTCCATCGGGATATTTAACGCCTTTCCCGAGGCTATAATTTTCGGAATTTGCTCTTTGTAACCGGCAACCAGGTCGGCAACGGCGTCGTGGTATCCGGAGGCTGTCAGGGACCGGCGGAGAGTGGCCAAAGATCGGGCGGCAAGGGCAAGGTTATCGTCGTTTTTAACGATATTCCCCTGAGCGTCCGTTTCGAGCTTGGCGGCCAGGGCGGTTACCCGGTTCATTAGAATTTTTTGGACAGCTCCAACCCGGGCCTCGAAATCAGCTAGGGCTTTATCCTCCGCCTTGGTCTTGGCGTTAATGGATTTCCGGTAATCGTCCCCGAGATATGTCCAAATAGAATTAGCCATTTATTCGGATTCCGGTCTCAGGTAGTTTTCCAGCCGAGCAATGATTGAGTGAGTCTCGGCGTCGAGCTCGGTAGGGTCAAACGTCCGATCACCGGCCAAACAGTTGAGACGAATCAGGAGGAGCTCCGTAACCTCATGGAAAGCCGTCTTTTTGACCAGTTCCGAGACCTCCACCTTGTCCGTCCTGTTAATGGTGGTTGAGAGTGTGATCGTCGCCCTCCGGTCCTTGTAGGAATAATAGAGATTCCCGACAACCCCATCCAAATTCCGGTGTCGGATATGGAGAAAATGGTCCCCGAGAGAAAAACGGTTGATCCACTTATGGACTTCCCGCTTGAATAGCTCGAAATCTGCCTTTGTGGTTTTGGTGGTGGTTTGGGCGGCCATTAATACCCCCGGGCCTTCCTCTTGAAAGTAAGGTAATCAAGCCCCTCCTCCAGGTCGTCAAAGGCTCGGATAAACGAGAGGGCTTTCGTCGAATCGGGGTCAAAGACAACCAGGGCGGCATGGCCCTCGAATAACGGGGGAAAACCGAGTTGGTCGTCTGCATAGGGATCTATATCCTTGTATCCCTTCACCCTGACAAGTTGTTGGACCCGGTTAAAAAAGCGGTTGTGCCTCCGCTCCTCGCTGGCGTCGTGCTCATGTCCAGCTATTACCAGGTCAACCAGCCCGAAACGGGTTGCCGCTTTCCCGAGTGCATGGTTTGGATTGTACTGCGAAAAGCCGGGGAATGAGTGGCGGAACCAGGCCATAGATTCCCGACCATTAGGAAAGACGAATTTCACTTTTGCTTGCCAGTTTTCGGGTTTCACCTTTCCCCGGAGTTGATAATCCAGGATATACCCCATTTCAGAGGTCCAAATATCGTGATTACCCAAAAGCCAAACGGCCCAATGGATACCGTAGGATTTGATTACGTCCTCCAGGAGGATAATAGCCTGGCTTTGAGTTGTCTCCTGTTCCTTCCATAGGCGGGACAGTCGGCCTATCCAGTTGTTTGTAGCGTCCCCCATGTGAGCCCCGGCAACGTCATTCCTCCCCCCGACCAGGCGGAGATCATGGTCTAGTTGCTCCCAATCACAACCGTTATCGTCCAGGTGAAAGTCGCCAAAACAAGCCAGCCCCCAGGGGCCGGAGATCTTGACCTTTATCTCCCTCCACATTCGGGCCAAATACGCCTCTTTGCGTCTTTTGTAGTCTTGAATTTTCCGGGCTTTCAGATCGGCCGCCGATAGCTCCTCATCGGGGAGCTCCGGAATCGAAAAGGAGGCGGGTTCTGTAGCGGGGTCTTTAGCGGTTGACGATTCGGCATTATTTAACGGCTCAACCCTGGACCCGTCCGGGCATTCCAAAACCCGCCCATTTTTGTAATGTCTAACCCAACGTCTTGCGGTTTCGGGAGATAAACCATATTCGGCGGCGGCCAATGTCGAATTCCGCTCTATTGCCGTCTCGATCACTCGGCCAACCTGGGCGGCCGTCAGCTTGCTAAATATCTGGACCGCTTTAGCCATTATCAGCCTCCTCGAAATGAGAAAGCCATGTCTTTTCGACCTCCGCCTGAGATCTGTATAGGTTTGTACGGAAACCGCAAGTCTCGCATTTACCCCGAAACCATTTCCCGGCGGCGGTACTCCTGACCCTCAGCTTGTCGGGGTCATTTTCTCCGCATTGTGGACACTCGGGGAGATAGGCGGGATCGTCGGCCGATTGTCTCATGGTCTACTCCTCCGGCATATTGTCGGAGTCGGGAGCATTGCCTCGGACGGCCAGCTTGAGGTCAAGCCGCTCCTTTTCCCGGAGCTTCCAGTATTCAATCGCCTTTTCCCTGGTCATTCCGGGGTGATCTTCCATGATCCAATCAATTTCGTTTTTGGTTCCCGTCTCGGCCTCCATACGCCGGCGGCGGGTAATGTCGAGCATGTTTTCGGGGAATCTGATTTTTCCGAATGAGATAGATAGGTCGGAATAATCCTCCGGGATTGACTTTTGTCCCTTGGCGGCTACGTTCCAGACCTTTGCAAACCGGGTTAGATAATTTCTCTCGAAATCCTGGAATAGCGGGACTTCCTCCTCCCTGTCCTCCAGGAGCTCCATGTTATCGATTAGTTTAGCGTAGCCAGAAAGGGTTTGCTCGACCTGGGAAAAAGCCGACGCCGGGAGACCCTTTACTGTTCCCTGGACCTTATGGAGCCATTCGATTACCTCGGAGATTTCGCTGGTAAACGTTTCGGAGGTTACGAATTCGAGCTTGGGATCCTTCATGTCGTCGGTAACGCCGTCTATCGTAACTGCATGGCGGGGACCGAATTTAATTTCATCCCCGAGATCCAGGTTTACCCCGAAAGGCGTTCCATAGGCCGACATTACAATATTTTCAACCAGGGCGGAGGTAATCAGGAAATTGATTGCCCGGTTTGCATCGACCAGGTCCATCATACCATCACCCCAAAAATCGTTTTGAGTTAAGATCCGGACGGGACCAAAGGGGTTGATTCCGTAAGGGTTCCGGTTGTCCTTCTGGTTGGGGACCGGGATCTCGGCCCCGTTCTCATTCCGCCAAAAATGCTCCTCATCACTCCAAAAGCTCCAGACAATGATTTCTTTCCCGTTTACCTCTCTCATCATTGGATATTTAAGCCATTTTATCCGGGTGTAGTCGTCGGGGTCTGGCTCAACGTAGGTAAGATTTGGACGGAGAATAACATGGCGGACGGAACCGCGACCGTCAGGGAGGGCTCCCATGAGGACGGTGTTGTGGAATTTGGCCCCCCGGTGAGCCTCCAGGAGAGCCCGGTCGTAGCCGGTGACCCTCAAAGCCTGGTCCAGGCTTTCGTTGCTCTTATCTCCGATACTCCGCTTTGGCGGGGTTTTGTAAAGCATTGAAAGCCGCTTAACAATTTTCGGGATTAGATTGATCCAAACGAGGTGCATGGCCTTTACGTCGTCCTCTGAGAATGTCTTTTCGAGGTCCTCTTTTAGATATTCTCTGATTGCATAACGATCCCCGTCTAAAAAGTCCTGGCCGATTTGGGCGTTTTTCATGCGCTCGGCGGCGGCGAGTGCTTTGGCGGCTAAATACGCTTTTACGGTTTCGACCTCTGCATAAGTGCTCATTTCTGGTAACTCCTGGGTTTACGGATTGGATAGTTGGCCGAAACGAAATAGCCGGCATTATCCGAGGCATGGGTTAGCATTTTGTTCGACTTGTCGAGCTCCCCGTATTCGTCAACGACGACCCTCTCGCAATCCTCAATCAGGTGCTCGCAGTTCTCCATGATCTGAATCAGCCCTTTATTAAAGGCGTTGTTCATGGCGGCCAGGCGGTCCCGGACGTAAGGATTTGTTTTACCTTTGATTTGCCAGCCGGCATTTCTGAGAATTGCGAGATCAGACCGGGCGGCCCCGCCGGACTCCCTGGAGGTTTGGCGTTTGACTCCGGTCATGTCTGGATATGCGATAACTTGAGTATTGGGAAAATCTCCCCGGACGACCTCGATAAGCCGCTCCGTGTATGAGTTCCGGAGCCAATACTCCCGGAATGCAATAGATCGTTGGCCGTCCTGATACCAGCAAGTGGCGGTCAGGGGGTCCACGTTGAAATCGATTGAGAGAAATAGGGCGGAGGGCTTGACGGGACGGTAGGGAATGACGATGCCGGCGGACGGGTCTCGATTGAAAGCGTAATAGGCGGCCCGGCCGTTGATATTGACGAAATAACCCTCCATATATTGCCGAATGAGCTCCGAATCATAGAGGGCCAATTGTGAATCGATATAATCTTGGGGGAGAAAAATGTTATCCTGGGTTCTGGCCCGAATGAGCGGCCCAACCGTCCGCTTGTTTCCTTCCGGGCCGATACCCTTCTCGAATAGCTCCCAGGTGTAACGAAACCCCTCCGGGGTCGTGGCAATGGTCCCGGTAGCCCCCTCAAATTTGCGGATTCGGGCGTTGAGGTTTCGCCATGCCTGGACCTGGTCCTGATACCGGAGAATATCAAATTCGTCCGCAATGAAATCGGAGCCATTCCAGCCGACAATCCTCTCGGGGCGGTGTAGTGATTTGAATCGAATCAAGCCCCGTAGATTTTTGGAGGTAACCCGAATCTGGCGTTTCCCCTTGATCGGGACGTTTTTCACCTTGTACCGCTCGAAAAACTCCTCCATGTCGGGGATATTGATATCCTGGAGGAGCGAATAGGTCGGAGCCGCTATTGTTATGTCGGCGTATTGGCCGAGGCGGTTCCGGTGTCTTAGAATGTTAAGGACTCGGACGGGGATAGCGGCGGACTTGCCGGCCCCAAAGCCGGATAGTAAAGCCCCGAATCGGTCGGGCGTGGAGATCCCAAGCTCGGCGAATCTCAGTTGGTGAGGGAGAACGTCGAGAATGGGAGCGATATACTTAGCCATTGGCCCCGACTTGGTCCATGCTTTCGACAACCCGGAATTCAAAATCAACGGTCTCGAAATCGTCTCCTTGATTGGGCTCGGGATTATTGCCCACAATAGGACGGCCGTCAGGACCGAGGACCATACGAATTGCCCAATATGCCGGGGGCCTGATAACTGTTTTCTCCGTCGTCTCAATCGGGATAAGCTGGATCTCTCTTTTTGCAACCCCGAGGAGCTTTTGCTCCTCCAGGGGTACGTTTGGGTAATCTGGATTCTCAACGATAATCGTTTTGGCAAGCTTCTTGGTTGAGCTCCATTTTTCCGTAGTCGGGTCAAGAGCCTCAATGAGTCGCTCCCTGGCTTTTCTGACAATTCCGGGATCGTCTCGAAAGAGCTTATAACGCCAAGTCCTCTTTGCGTGTGCGACCCCCTCAGAAAACTCAGCTTTCTCTCGTATCCATTTATAAAAGGTCTGTTGTGAGATTCCCCCGGCCTCGATTCCGTCAGCGTCTCGACCCGTTTGAGCAATGGCAAACAGAATATCCTCGACAATTTCCGGCTTATATTTCCCTCTGGCGGCCATGACATACCTCAAGTTATCGGCGGCGTCTCGTTTGGCTTACCTGATACATTTTTCGGTAATTCCTGAGAGAGAATCTTTCGCCGCTTGGCTAGAATGGACTCTATCGTCCTCGGTGATTTGAAATTTCTAGCGGCCAGAAACTCAAGCCGCTTTTGATATTTTGCGTTAAACTTGGTGAGGATGATCTCGTTTTGGATCAAGATATCAACGTGCTCAATATCCCCGGTCCTGGCCAGTCCATAGGATACCAGGCTCTCCAGTTGATCCCGGATAGAGTAGAGCTTTTTAAGATTGCCCCCCATGAGCAACCTCAATTATTTGGAATCTGGATAAAATCTTTGGATAAAATCAGGTCATTGGGAGAAAAGGGCTCCGGGACCCTCTTATCCCAAAACGTTATCCATACTCGGCCCCCTGAGTCGCAATATTCTACGACCCCGGGATCTCCATAACGTTTATTGTTTCGATTGCAAACTTTTACTCTGTCTTTTCGATCAAAGCCTATTTTCTCCATGCCTTTTTGAGTCCCTTGTGATAGATCAGCCGAGTAGCCTGGTCTTTCGGGTCTTTACTTCCACCAACCCGGCAAAGGATTTCATGGAGGGTATTCGGGGGCATACTCATACACTTGGCAAGTTGCTCTAGCTCCATACTACCGTCCTCGGTTTGCCCGAGAAAGTGACAGGCTTTTACAACGGTCCCCATTATCAGCCCGAAATCGCTGGTCTCGACGAATTGAAAATTAGCGGTTGCCATTATCAGTTGCCTCCGGTTTGGTGTGGGGGGGCATGGACAAGCCCCCCCTGTCGCTTGAAATGGGTACAATGCTAGTCGCTTGAGCTAGTTTATACCGATTTTCTCTCCGCTCAGTCTGAGCGTTTGATCTAGGCCATAGAGACCTCCTTTTGTTGCTGGTCGGGGTGTTTTCGGTTGGAATCATTTAATCACGCTATTACCTGGACAACGAGACCGGAGAAAAGGAGACCAACCCCGAGAGAAAAGGCCATGGGGCCGGCGTTATTGTCCCGCTCATTGATCCCGATCAGGATCAAAAAAACCCCGAGAATGATTAGGGCGATTGAAATGAGCCTCACCCCCTGCCCCCCTGGTCAAGACCAAGCCAACCGTCCCATTTGGGACCCTTTGAAATATGGAGCTCGCCTCTGGCCGTTTCGACTTCAAGGCCGTTAGCCTCGCACCAGGTAAGAAAGTGGCGTAGGAATGAATCCTGTTTAATCTTTATTGTTTTTCCGGAATCGATCTCCCTCCTGGTCATATTGACGGCAAACTCCGTATCACACACGTTAAGCCTCATATTCACCCCTCCTTTTTCCCCATTGGAACCTGGTCAAAACTGAGCTCCGGCGGTTTTTTCATTGGCGGGGAAATTTCGATGTGATAGAGGATCCATTTCCCGAGCTCTAGATCATGGGAAAAAGCGGGAATCGGGACCGAGATATTTGCCTTTCTCCCGGTTTTGTCATTCTGGAGCTTGATTTTGAGGAGTTGAAACTTGTCCTCCAGGTAAACGGGATCCTTTGGAACCTCGGCTCCCTGTCCGTCGTCTACCGTTACCGCTTTGAGGTTTGGGGTTCCGTTTTGCTTTTTGTCTCCCATCAGAATTTTCCAATCTTCTGTATATCCGGGGCGTTTACCGTTCCGTAAAGTTCAAGGCTTATCAATGCTTTTTGAGCGGCGGCCCCTGCATAGAAATCGGCAATACTTCCGAGACGATCAGAGGCAACCGAAACATTGCCCTTACTCCCGTCCTCGTTGGTCTGGAGAATGGCCAGAATAGAACCTTTTGGCCCCCTCCGCTCGAATACGGTAGCGCAATAATTAGGGGGATATTTACTCATGGCTTGCCCTCCATTTCGAGGAGCTCGGTTTCCTCGACGTCGAGGTCGTTGTCGAGCTTTTGGTCGGGGGCGGCGGCGGCCATCCTAACCAGCCTCAAAACGGTAAGCAGGGCGATAGAAACCAGCACAAAAGCAATTAATACGGGTATCATTTTACCGCTCCCGGGAGCTTTACTTTCAGAGAATGGGCGACCAAGGCTCTCATGTCCTCCAAGTGGTCACCTTGAGCGGCCAACTTGCCAGTTATTTCCGATATTCTAGTCGATACCTTGCCGGGATCTGAGGGGACGACCCCGACGGAAAGGAGCATATCCAAAAGCTCCTGGGCTTCCTCGTATTCCAATGAAAAAGTCGGGGAATGAGAATCCTCATCGGCTTGAATCATCCAGACAAGCGTCGGCAGGTCAGTATTTGGAGGGCCTCCGTCGAGCCTGTATTTATCTGAGCCGTTTAGGTCTTGGGAGAACAAGACTATTTCTATCCTTTGCTCCAGGATATTCCTCTGAGTCTCAAATTTCATTTTTTTATTTTTCACCCTCTTGGTCCTCATTTATCAGCCGACCCTTTGCGGTTCTGATCCAGAGTTGACCCCGCTTTCCCGGCCAGGCCAGAAGGAGAGCGAGACCCAACCGCTTGATCCAGGGGCGGGAATTCAATCGCTCGATCAGGGTTTTGTAATGGGAATCCATGGCCTTGTCGATGGCCTTGCGTTGACGCTTGGCGGACTTGCCGCTCATGGGAGCCTCCCCTCCTCCTCAAGCTTTGTCAGGTAGCGAATACCGACGGCGACGGTTGCAATGATTTGGTCAGGGGTTCCGCCTATCACCGGCTCGGGAATGCCGGCCTCGTTATCCCGCTCGACCTTCTGCAGGACCCGGCAAACAACCTGAGCCTCTGCTCCCAAAACGTCGAGAGATCGAATCCGCTCCCTTGGATATTTAGGGACCTCACTCCGAGGGACAGGCGTAGCGATTGGGGGGAGTCCGGTTTCCTGGGTATCCATTAAGCGGCCTTTTTCTCATCGAAACCCATTGAGACCTGGGCTCGGTGTCCCTTGAGATATTTCTCGGCCTCCTCGATCAGGGTATCGATACGCTCGACGGTTTCCAGGTAGAGACAATTCGAGTTGTCTCCGCTCTTGGAATAGGGAGCCTCGGGCTTGTGGGGAGTATTCAGAACGAGGGGAGAGTTGGAGTCCTTGAGGTCCTTGAGGGCGGAAATGGTAAACCCCCGGACAACCCCCTCCGTCTCGGTGTCGGTGTGCGAGATTGAGACCCCGAGGACCTTTATCGTTTTCAGCGTGTCCTCATCGGTAGGGAGTTCGCAAATTGTGAGAACGTCCTGAGCCAGGTTTTCAAGGGCCTTGGTAAAACCAGGGGCGGGAGCTTCGGATATCTCGACGGAATAAGCGTCGTCCTTGCCCTGGCTGTTTTTCTGAGTGTATGTCAGAAATACCTTGTCCTGTTTGAATTTGATCTTGGTAAATGTCCGTTTCATGCTTGAGCCTCCTCTATTGCTGTAAATCGGGGCTCCCGGCGGGGGAAAACCGGGAGCGTTCCACCGTGGAGAGCCGGGGTTAAAACCTCGGGGACGGTGAATAAATCTTGTTGATAAAGGTTGAAGTGAGCGGGGGCCGAGCCTTGGAATTTCCGATAACAAACCGGCCCCATTCTCCGAGCGATTGAGACCGGGTCCCGGAGAGGGCGACCGCAAACGATACATTTCTCGGAAAAATCGAATTTGTAGGGGACTACCGGGGTCCTGGTCAAAGCCTCCTTGATTGCCTCGGCATTTTTTTCATGGTCAGGATATGCGGCTTCCATATCGCCAACGAGAGCCAGCCCCCCGTCAGGGAGACGCTCTAATCGGTCGGGGGAAAGGAGGTTGGTCATTGGGGGGCCTCCAGAGCTTGAAGAATTCGCCTCCCTACTGCTTCCACAACCGGAACGGTTACAGCGTTTCCGGTCATTTTGTAACGTTGGGTGTCGGAAATCTTCTCCCCGTCAATGCCGTATTCTGTCCAGTTGTCAGGAAAGCCTTGAAGCCGTTCCGTCTCAATCGGAGTAAGACGTCGGATTTTGTCACTATAGACAACCGCCTGGGTAGGCTCAGTTTCAAGCGTTCCGACGGAACGCTTGCCAACTCTTCCCCGGCGGGTCTTGGATTTTGATCGACCGACATTGATAGAGTCCCCGTTTTCAGCTTCGGCGTAGCCTTTGCGGGTCGGCTCATGTATCCGATACGTTATATAGGTGTCGTCTCGTCCGGCCTTGTGTTGATTCTTCCTCAGACATCTAGCGGTTTGAATTCCCAATGGCCGGGGCTTTCCGTTGTCAGAAAGTCGATCATTTTCTGAGATAGGAAATATTTCTCGGCCACCGATTTTTCCAGAAAGTCCGACAAGGTAAATCCGCTCTCGATTTTGGGGTAAAAACCATGCTGTATTAAGCAGTTGCCATTCAAGTCGATAGCCCCCAAGTTCGGTAAAGGCTTTGATAATTGCCCAAAAATCCGAGCCAGAGTTTGAGGTGAATGTCCCCTTAACATTTTCCCAGATAAAAAACTTTGGTCGGATCTCAGCAATGAGCCGGATTGCGTGGGAGATAAGAGAACTTCTTTCCCCGTTGAGCCCCCTCCTAACTCCGGCATTGCTGAAATCTTGGCAAGGCGAGCCGAAAGTGATAGCGTCGAATTTGTCCGCCCCCCCCCGAATATCTGTAACTGACCCGACATTTATAGACTCCTTGAAATGGGATTGATAAACAGAGATTGCATATTTATCGATTTCTGAGAACGAGGATTCAACGACTCGAAAGCCAGCCCTCTCAAGGCCAAGGTGAAAGCCTCCGATTCCAGAGAATAGGTCTAGGAGCCTGATTTCCACCTTACCCCCTCCCCAGGATCAACATAGCGGCGTCCCGCCCATGCTCGGAGGTCCGGCCGGCGTAGCCTGATATTTTGCGGAATTGCTCGGCGTTGAGCTTGGTAAAAGTGGACCCGGAGGGGCGGACCTGGATCATATCCAACCCCTCCCTTTCGGCCCATTGAATGAGTAACCGGGCGTCCCGCTTGTTGGCCCCTACGTCCTGGGCGATTTTGATCTTGGTCCGCTCGTTGGTCCCGGCTCGGAAGAAAAGGGGCTTGTTGAGGTCCGGCCTCTCAATAACGATACGGAGATCTAGCCCAGGGTTTCGGCCTATCAGGGCTCGGATTTCGTCCATTACCCCCCAAAAATCGACGGTTTTCACCTCCTCGATCTTGCCTTTGAGGGAAACGGCGAATCCGGTTTGGAGACCGGGATCTATGCCAACGTAGATCCGGCTCATTTCTCGGCGTCCCGCTCCATTTTTGCGATACGCTGAATCAGTCGGATATACATGCCATATTCAGCTATTTGCGCCTCGGTATAGCCCTCCCGCTTTCCGACCTCCCTGTAGGTTTTGAGCCATTTGGAAATACTCAGTTTGATACACCCGATTTGAATCTCGTATTTGCTGGAGCGGGTTACGAAATGACGGGAACCTTGAATTTGTGTCGGAGATTGTTTCCAGGCGTCACCGGAGACCCTGGCGTCACCGGAGACCCTGGCGTCACCGGAGACCCTGGCGTCACCGTAGACCCTGGCGGAACCGAAGACCCTGGCGTCACCGTAGACCCAGGCGTCACCGGAGACCCAGGCGGAACCGGAGACCCTGGCGAAACCGGAGACCCAGGCGTCACCGGAGACCCAGGCGGAACCGGAAATTGACAGGTTTGATTCCTTCTCAATCCAACCCCCAATTTCCCCCTCCTTCACATCCGAAAAAGCCTTGATAGCCCTGATTCGTTTCAGGGTTATTCCGCATTCGACTTTTACCTCTCCGGTAAATTCAAACTTTGTGTTCTTCATGTTTTCGGTGTCTTTTTTGCTCATTTGAAAATCCCCCCAGGAAATGCGGCGGGGTTGGCCGGTTCCCGGTAAATGAAAGTCCCCTTTGTCGCTTCCTTTTTCTTCCGCTTCTGGACAACTTCGGGGTCGGTGGGGCCGAGCTCCGGGTGATTGGCTTGGACCTTCTGGCGGCTTCGGCGGATTGTCTCAAAGCTCGGGGCCTTGCTTTCGGCGTATTCTGACAACATTCGGCCGTATAAAGGGATATCAACAACGAGACCGAGACCCTCCAGGTAGGCCCAACGGAGAGCTTTGTCGTCGTTTCTGAGCTCCGGATTTTTGCGGAGTAGACTTAATACTTGATCGTAGGACGACGGCCCTTTCTTAGCCATTAATAACCTCTCTTTGCTTGCTTGACAGCCTCCAGGAGCTCGTTTTCCTCCAGATATTTCGCATCAGCCCAATACCAATTGGGACCGAGATCAGCCTCCTCGGCCGGCATGAAAGCGGCCTCGGGTATCTGATAGGCGTTTACCAGGCTCTTTTTTGCTGTCGATGAAATTGCGGAGATCAATTCCCGGTTTTCCCGGATTTTCAACCAAACGGGATCTTTGAGGGCGTCTCCTTGGGGATAATAGAAATAAAGGAGTTTGTTTCCTTCGTCTCGGTGAAATCGCTCCCCTGTAGCGACTAGGCGGGGAGCAAAATACCGTCTGAATTCGAGTTTATGCTTGTCGGCGTAATCTTTGGCCGCCTGGTAACGATAAGACCGGACGGCTGTCCCATCGGCGTTCAATTCACCGGAGCGAATACCCTCAAAATTCCCGACATTCCCCTCTATCACCTTTCGGACATAAGCCGGGGCGGAAACCTTTTTCCGGTCCTCGATCTTCGAGAGCTTCTCAAGGAGAAAGCGGAGGGCATCCAACCCGTAAGGCTTGAGGACTTGCTCCTCCAGTAGCCTCGGAATGGTCATTGAGGGAAACGAGAGAGTTGGAAACTCGTCAAGAAGGGAGAGGACGGAGTCCTTATTCCCCTCTGAGTTATCTTTATTCTGAGTTCTGAGTTCTGAGTTCTGAGTAGCTTCCGGTTTCGCTTGGGGTTTTGCTTGCTGTTCTGCTTCCGGTTTGCTTCCGGTTTCGCTTGGCGGTTTGCTTGGGCTTTTGCTTCCGCCTTTCCGGCCAGCATCTACCTTGGCCCGGCTCTTTTTCCGTTCCTTTTCGAGGCGGTTATTGTAAATCCGGCCGTTCTCCTCGACGAAAAAACGAGACAAAACAGGCCAAACCTCGTTTGGGTTGTCCAGCAACCGGAGGGCTCGGGATAGCTCTACTGGCTCCTTGTCGCCGTCATTCCAGGAATACAAAAGGACCCGGGTATAGGCTCCGACTTCCTCATCGGTAAGGCCCTGGGTATCTGCGATAAACTCGGAAGTGTAGAGGGGGATATAGGGCAAACTCATAATCCCCTCACGGCTTGGACAATGATCAAAATAACGGCTATCAATACGACGGAGGGGAGAAGAATAACCGGCAACTCATGGAGACGGTCCAGAGCCTTCTCTGTTCGGTCTAATCCTGGGCGTCTGAATTTGTAAGACTTCATTCTCGGCCTCCTCAGAATGGGAGTTTCTTACCGGAAAGGATCTCAGCGAGAACCTCAGAGGCTTGGGTTTTATCCATGTTCCACCAATCGCCCTCTACATTGTCCTCAATCCATTGGACCGCTCTTTTCCGGGCGTCGTCACCTGTCCATTTCCAATAGTCAATCATTCCGGCCATCAGGATTTCGATTTGTTCGGAATACCTGTCGCCGGACGGGGAGGGAGAATCCCCCTCCCCTTCGGCACTCTCAGCTTGTGACGATTGAGAATTTTGTCGCTCTTTGAGTCGAGCGGAGATTTGCCGGATAAGTCCCTGGGCGGCTACGGCCGTCAATCCGTCAGACTTGGCGTAATTCAAGAGGTTGGCTTGTTCGGCCGGTGTTAAAAGCTCATCCTTGGCCATTTCTCGAATCATATTCCGAGCCTCTACGCTTGCGAGAGGGGCCTGAGAATCGTTTGAACCGTTCCCCTTAGTCTCGGTATGGATCTCACTCCCTGAGCCGCCCTTGGCTCTCTCCTGGAGCTCCTTTTTGGCAAATTCGCCGAGATATGGTTGTTTTGCGTTATCGGACAACCATTCGAGATAACTGGCGTCTATGGACCGGAGGGGGGTTCCCTTTCCCTGGTTTTCCTCGGTTGTATGCTTTCCCTCTGGCCCCCAGGCTCCAAACTGGAGTCGGAAGTCTCTGGAAAATTCATACTCTCCCCCATTGTTCCCGTCCTGGCGGGGTTGGGTCCGGGGGTCGTCCGGGTCATGGTGACTATTTTCGCCCTGGATCCGTTTTCGGACGTCGGGGTCGTCGAGGTCTTGGGTAAAATGCTCCGAGAGCCCAAAAGCAGAGAGAACGGCGTCGATCAGGGCCGACTTTTTGACCATTTTCAAGGTCTTATTGAGATCTCCCTTATCCTGGTCCAGCCCTCGGCCGCCGATACCCGTCCCGACGATATTCCCCGCCTTGTCGAGCAAATCACAACGGAGGACAATGGAGTCGAGAGAGATTCCATTCAATCCGGCGGTTTCGTATTGGTCAAGCGTTGGGTAATGGGGCCGTAGACCGAAACTCAGGTGTAGCTTTTCAGCCCCGGGCTTAAATAGACAGGGTTTCGACCAATGACCGGGGGCTTTCTCGGGTGTGCAATCCCAGGGGCGGGGGCATTTCTGCTTGCCGGCGACATGAATCCGGCCCCAATCGCTCCCCTCTTTCAAATGCTCATTGATCCAGGTTGTGAGATAGTCCCGGTTTTTGTCCCGGTCGGTTGTGGACGAAAAGGTCTCAAATGGGAGATCAAAAAGGTTTAATAAATCAGGTGTTGACGTCACAAGCTCATCCATTTTATATTTTCCTCACATCAAGAGTTGTTTTCGGTGTTTGGCCCCCCAGGAATGGGGGGCCTTGCTTTTCCTCCCTACGTCTCAACCGTAATTGAGGGCTTGGCGGGTTTCGTGGTGATAGCGTCCTGCACGGTCAAACGAGCCGCCTCCATAGTGGCGTCGGTGTGAGTCGTGGAGAGAAACTTTCCGAGGGGCCGGGCAATGGCCTTGAATTCAGACTTGAACAGTTGGCCAAATCGCTCCGGCCCTATCATTTCAAGGACTGACCGGATTTTGTCCTGGTCGTAACTCTTGTATTCCTTGAATGTGATTTTGAGGGTTCCGGCTTCACCGGCAAAACGGGCGGTCTTGGTCCCCTCGGGGATATCTGTCAGGAACAAGATTCCGGCCTCAACCTCCCGCTTGAGGGCGGAAAGCTGGCGGATTTGACTGTCGAGGCTGAGGAAATTCTCAACCAGGGAATCCGGGCTCGAAAAGTCCACAATCTCCCCGGTGAGGGGG